TGCGTAGTATCAACACCAACAAGAGTTAGGTTGGCATCGGGAACAGTTATCGTACGGGTAGTATTCGCAGATATTGATGCTAAGTCGAATAGCATCTTTTTACTGTTATCACCGTTATCTTGGAAGAACGTGGCGTTATCAGTAAAAGTCTTGTTTGCATCGGGAGCTAAAGTTGTGGTGATGTTTACGTCTGATGTGCCATCAAACGAAACCGAACCCGTGATGTTGCCTAACAGACCGATCGTACGAGCAGTCTTAAGCTTAGTGGCTGACGCAGAGTTTGTTAAGACTTCGCCTGCGTTATCTACGACGTCTACTACCGGGCTTTGACCGACAGAAAGCCCATGACGGGCGTTGAATTTATTGTTAGCCATATAGGTTCACTGTCCCCTATTTAAGTATTTGTTTATTTATACTTTCGATAGTATTGCGGTCACCTTGAACACGGTCGAAGAAGCAGCCATCGGAGTGCATAAAAGTCTAAAGAAGTTGTTATCGTAGTCTACAGAGAAAGTAGAAGCATTACCCGTCCCTACCACCACCGTACCGTACTCCGTATGGTTTACAGAGCTACCGTTATGGACAGCAAGGATCTTTGTTAGCTGGTAGTTACCGGTAGCGGCGTTTATGACCTGGATCGTAAACTCTGCTGAGCCATACGTATTTGTAGCAAACGAAGCTATAACTTGGTTCGCTGTAGTAGCCGTAGTCGTCAACGTATGCGTAGTGATGACAGAGTTTTGTAAGCTTACCGTACTTGGAAGTATGGTACCAAACGTTACGTTACCGCTAAACGTATGGTTTGCGGTGATCGTACGGTTTTCGGTTATGTGTACGTACTGTAGGTGATCGTCATCTGCTAAACCTGCAAGGTTACCGTGATCTGCAACAGTGCTAGCAGATGGCACTGCACCACTGATAGACCTTAGGTCACCTACGTAAGCGATGACAGCCTTGATACTGTTGGTATACGCCGAGTCTGTCTTCCATATGATCTTATATAAAGGCCTAAACTCTACAGACGGGAAACCTGCAAGGTTTAAGTCTGAGAAGTTTAACAGCAGTTGGTCGTCGATCTTGTTATGAGCAGATTGACCCATGACCGCGATCACAGGATAGTTTAGGTTATTCGTCGCGACTATCCAGCTTGAGGTGAACCACGTGTCTGAGTCCACATCGGGTGTCGTCCAAGTATTACCGCTCAACACGTTATACTTGATACGTGCTGTGCCAGCTTTAGCTGCAAAGTTCGTTGGGCTATCAAACGTCCATTCAGTCCCAGAATGGTAGAACACCGGTATGCGTGAAGGCCCTTGAAGGTCTTGTTCCCACGTGTTTGCTGTTGGAGTGTTGCTGTGAACGATGTCGATCTGCATATCTTCATCGAAGAACGTGCCGCCACCCAAATCAAACTGCGCTTGAGAGTCTGCGCTTCCATCACCGTTTAAGCTATAGTTAGATATCGAGAAGCCTGAAGCGAATGCGGCTCCTCGTGTCCTGTGCAGATACTCGTGAGTTTGCCAATCAAGCGTAACCCCGTGTCTTTCATCAGCTAGGTATACCGCAGCCTGTACGGTCGAGTTCCAGTATGTATACGCGACCATCGCGTCTGTTTCCCAGACGAAGTACGTGGTCCTGTATGCTAGGTTTCCTGCAGTGTTGAAGTAGAAGTAGTACAACCCTGTCGTATCAGGTATCTGCACTGTCTTGGCAGAAGTTATCTTAAACTTGGTACCAGCGACGTATATGTCAAATGATGCACCGTTTGGCGTGATAGAGAATGTTCGGGTAGTGTTATCGAATGCGATAGTAGAAGCGGTACGGTCGACTATACCCATCGGCTCTTTTGTAGCAGCCTTATCTTCTAGGTTGCCACCAAGTTCAGATATGGTGTTAGTATTAGTCTTATAGTACATCTTTCCATCAGTATAGTTGATGGCTATCTCGCCATACTCTAAGTCTGATGGTTGCGGCACCTTTCCAGATTGTGCCGACTTCTTGTGGATTATCTTACTGGCCATAGCGCTTCCTAAAAAGGATGTAAAAAAGGGAGAGTATGCACTCTCCCTGTATTTATGCCGAACTTAGGTTAGTAAGTTCCGCCGTCTATCGTAAACTCATCGATCAACGAGGTTGCTGGTCCTGCACCGATGATGTCGTTACCGATGTACATCGTGCCTCCAAGACCTAAACCTCCGTTGATGACCACGGTACCAGTCGTGGTCGAGGTAGAAGCTGTCGTCGCTGTAAACTTGCTTGTTGCCCCACCCACGTTAAGCTGTAACGTGATACCGACACCGCCTGCAACCTTAAGCGTACCGGTAGTGGTGGTGGTCGAATCAACCGCACCGTCTAGACGTAAGTTACCAAACGCAACGTTGCCTAACGTTCCTGTATAAACTTCAGAGGTATCTGTCGCATCAGGGATGAAGATGAACTCTGAAGCGGAATCGTCATAACCAAAGAATCCAAGCTTCGCATTAGTCCCGTCATGCCACTTATACGCGATGCCTCGATCTTTGTTGTCATCAGCTGCAGGCGTGGTGTCACCTCCAAGGACGAATACAGGATCATCGATGGTAACGATCGTCGAGTTGACAGTGGTCGTGGTACCGTCAACCTGTAGGTTGCCCTTGATTACGAGTGTGCCGCCGTTATCGTTCGTTGGAGCTGGATCGATGTAGAGGGTATTGCTACCATCTACCGAAGAGATCGTGTTACCATCGATCCTGATGTTATCGACGTTTAGTTGACCAGTAACGTTGACTGTTGAATCCGCCGTGCCGTTCTTGCCGATGATATCGATCGTGTCAGACTTGATGTTGGTATCAGTGGTGGTAACGTTGACAGCATCAGATAGGCCTGAAGTATCGATGTTGACTATGTTGGCGTTTGCGTCAAGAGTCGTAGCGTCTATGTTAACTAGGTAGCCATTTAGGTCTACCGTGCCAGATGCAGAGTTCGTTGTCAGTACGATCTGATCGGTGTCTGAAGAACCAACCGCTATGATAGCTTCGCCTGCTCCAGCGTTAGTAGCGTCGATCGTGAGAGTCTTATTCGATGCGCTGTTCGCGGTCATCGATAGGTTGCTGCTATCTGTCGAATCTATGCTGACAGTCGTAGCGTCAAGGGTGAAGTCAGACTTGACGTTCAAGTCCATGTTAGCACCGCCAGCACCTGCGTTAACCGCATCGATGGTTAACGTGTATGTGACAGCGCTGTTTGTGTTAACTCCAAGGTTTGCAGCCTGTGAAGATTGGATGTTAAGAGTGGTAGCTTCGATATCTACTGCTTGAGGAGAACCGTTTGACGCTACGGTCAATGATCCTGTCAGTACCGTGTTGCCACCAACGTATAGGTTCTCGCTGACGCCAGCACCACCAGTTACTACTACGGTTCCTGTCGTGGTAGAAGTTGACCCGGTGTTTCCCGTAAACTTGTTGACTGCACCTGCTACGTTTAGTTGACCACCGATACCTACGCCACCGGTTACGACCAACGCACCAGTCGTCGAGTTTGTAGAAGCGGTGGTGGCGGTAAGGTTCGTGTTGATTACGTTGGACGATACATCTAGACTGTTGGAATCCAACGTCATCGACAACGTTCCATCCGTGTAGAAGTATAGTGTGTTCTCGTTAGAACCTGGTGAAAGTTCTGGGATGATGTAGGTGTTTCCGTCTACATCACGTACACCGCCGATAGAGATGTAGCTTGTACCGTTAAATCCTTCAAACTGACTGATCGTGGTGTTATAACGGATCAGACCTGTCTCAGGTGTATCTGGACGCTGTAACGTTGTGCCGACCGGGATGATAAGACCGCGGGTATTCTCGATCTTAACGGTAGCTTGGGATGCCGTAGTATCAGCGTTTACTTGCAGAGGTCTAAGGATGAGTGTACCGTTATCATTGGTCGTAGAGATAACGTTACCATCAAGCTTGATGTTATCGGTCTTTAGTTCACCAGTGATGCTCAACCTAGTATTGACGTCGTCCCATGCAAAGTTACTGCTGTCATCAAGTACACCATCTGCTCCAGCGAATACTACCCTACCAGCAGTAAGAGCGCTGTTGTATACCGTATTAGTCCAAAGGTTTGTTATGCTGGTCTTACCGGTACCGTTCGGCGTGATGTTGATGTCGCCGTTGGAGTTGGTAGAGCTGATGGTATTTAGGTCAAGCTTTAAGTTATCAACAAGTAACTCATTAACCTTACTGTCAGCATCGGTGATGATCGCAGAACTTGCAGTAAGGTTACCGCGTGTATGGTCCAATAGGTCGGTAAAGTACTTACCGCCGATGACGTAGTGGTTTGCGGCATTGCCAGAAGTTTCGGTCCCTATACCAATGTATAAACGGTCACCACCGTTGACGTCATTGTTGGCTAACGCTGAGTAAGCTAACTCACCAGCAGCCAAAGTAGATGGGTTACCTGATACCTCAGACCTTTTTATTCTTATGATTGATGCCATTTACTATTCCCTTTAATAGTGACCGCATTCCATGTTTTGGTTTTCTAGAGTGGTACTAGCTTCCCATTTACTGGTGGTGGTGTTGTATATGAGTAATGAACCGTTAACTAAGGTCGTAGCGTCGACATCCTCTGCTTGGCTTATGAAGTTTGGTCCCGCAGGGCCCTGTACGCCTACGGTAACTACCTTCCTGTTTGCAGTTTGGTTTACTATTACCTTCATGTCGGTATCTTAGTTATCTCTGGGTTTATGGTTACTATGCCTTCCACCACCCTGGATTTTATGTTGTTCTCACTGATTATCTCGACATCATATAAGTATCTTCCAGGCCTTATCGTCGATGAAACTACACCTGCCAACGTTAACCGTATCTTACCTTGTGCAGCGTTAGCTACGACAGCGTTGAAGTTATACCCTGTAACGGAGCCATAACTCTTACGAAACTGAGAGTATACCTGAAAGTTTGTAAGGTTCATGATGGTGCCGTTGTCGTTCTCAAGCTGCATCTCGACGCTAAAGTCTGACCCCTGGTCTATGTCTAGGTAAGCTACTGTTGCCATGTCTTATTTATCGTTTAGTTTGTTTTTGATCTCTTCAACTTGTGTTGAGAGTTCCTTTATAGCTTCAACTATAAGACCCATCATGTTGCCATACGCCAACGTTAACTTATCATCCCCTCCACCGATAACTTCGGGAAGTACTTCTTTAACATCTTGTGCTGAGAGTCCTGCGCTCCTTTGACCAGATTCGATCATGGTAAACGTATAACCAGTCAACTTCTTAACTTTATCTAAAGCTCCTTCGATACGTTCGAGGTCTTTCTTAAACCTGATGTCGGATGTCGAGTTAAAGTTTGTAGCAGAAACTGTAGCGGTGCTTGAATTAAACTTAAAGTTTGTTTGACTTAACCCTGTTTGCGCTCCTGTAGCGCTACCAACAAATGTTACAAACCTGTCAGCATTTGTCGTGCCGTCATCGGCGATGTTCTGAAGGGTATCAGTGAAGCTAGTTAGGTACGTATTCGTGTCTTGTACCAGTTGACCGCCAGCGCTAAGCTTAACGAATCCAGAAGTACCAAGGTTAGTTAACTTTATGGTACCGCCTATATTCGTGGTGATACCGTTCTTACCAATGAATACCTCGCTAGTATCTGAAGAATTTAATGCGCCGGTACCAGTACCTATATAAATTTTACCCTTAGTGATAGTACCATTACTATAGACCGTTCCACCACCTTCGAGATAAACGTTGCCACCTGTTTTTACGCCAGTTCCATCAGTGCCAATTGTGCCGCCTATAACGTACACAGATCCAGAAGTTGCGTTTATGTTAGTCGAGACCAGTGGTGTATTTCCACCTTGCACCACCACGTTTCCTGCAGTTATCGCTGCAGCAGTAGAACGTGGTTGACCAGCGCGAATCGTTATATTTCCGCCACTAGTAGAGGTTGCTCCTCCATCACCAACTAATATGTTTACGCTTCCACCCTGAGAGGTACCAGTCGAAGCCCCGCTTTGGATGTCTATGGTACCAGATCTATCGTTTGCTGAAGAGGTACTCGGAGTAGAAATTGTTAACGTTGCTCCTAACCCTGAAGTAACCGTAGTACTACCAGTGATACTTGTTATTCCGCTTAAAGCTTGCGCTGTAGAACTTGATTGGATCTGTGTCGTACCGACGTATAATGCTGGCAACCTAGCAAATGCAAGGATGCCTGAAGTAATATCAGATGCAGCGTGGGTGTGACCAGTCAAAGAGTACGTGTTAGCATCGACCGATAGATTGCCGCTCGCGTTTGTTGTCACAAAACCAGCCGAAGTTAAACCAAGTTTAGTGAGAGAAGAGCTGACGACTCCTGTGCCAAGAGCCGTCGCTGACAGTACGCTGTTACCGGCAATCTCGTAGACTTTTCCAGACTCTAGGTTTAAGTCTTCGCTGCTTGTCCATGCCCCAGTGCTGTTAACCCACCTAAACAACTTATCACTTTGTCCTTTAACAGTGATACCGCCGCCGTCTGCCGTGGTGTTAGATGGACCACCAAAATTGAGAACTGCTCCATTTGCTGTACCGGAACCTCCAAGATTGGCACTTACTGTTACTTGACTAGAATTATCGATGCTAACGACTGTAGTGTTGACTGGGATAGTTACACTACCTCCTCCCGTGCTTATAGTGACAGCAGCTCCAGGGATGATACCTTCTATGCTTGATAAGTTTGATATCACAGCACTACCATTAGTGATAGTTGCGGTGCGCGTGAAAGAAGTTACCGAACCTAACTCGATGTTCTTGTCGTCGACCGTCATCGTGTTGGCGTTGATCGTCGTCGTGGTACCATTAACTATTAGGTTTCCCGTGACGGTTAATGCCCCTCCGACAGAGGCGTTTCCAGATGTAGTTAATGTTCCTGTAGATACTGAGCCGGTCGTAGTTATCGTACCGTTGCCTACAGTTATGTTGCTGTTACCTGACGACGTAATGTTTCCAGTCAACGATATACCGGCTCCAACAGGTAACGCTGTTCCACCAAAACCGTATATGGCTTTACCGTTACCTACAGTTATGTTTCCTTCATACGTCTCAAAGTCTCCGTTCCATCGCTTGTCGATGATGAGACGCTTATGATGAGTTATAGTCGGGGTACAACCTCCGGTATTATTAGGTATCGCGGTAGGTATTGGGCTGGTGCTAGAGTTTACGGTATACGTCACGGTCCAGTTACCGTTTGCGGTACCACCAGTAGTAACCGCATTGATCACGTATATCCTGTTATTATCAGTAGCACCTGCAGGAGTTGCTGAAGTTATACCAGATACAACTATCCTATCGTTCGCTATGACCGTCCTCAGAGAGTTATATTCAGCATCCAAAAGAGACGTAAACTTTATCTGGTGGTTTGCTTTATCAAACTCAACCTTATTTGCGGTAAGCGTTCCTAAAGAAGCTCCGCTTTGTGCGTAACCAGATTCTACCCATACTATCTGGTTTGATTCGTCCCAATAAGTGAAAGTACCGTTTGTTCCAGATATACGGATATAATCAGATGCAGCTCCATCCTTAAATAACTCAAATCGTGGTTCGTTATAAAACGCTCCGCTTCCATCAAACGTGTATACGATCTCATTAGACCATGTTGGGATGTTTGAACCTCCCATCCTTAAGTACTGTCCGCTTGATCCCCTTGCTAACGCTGTTATGTTTCCACTAGCATTAGCATAAAACGTATCACCTTGAGTATAACCGTTGTTCTCTAACTTATTCTGTTCAACAGTATAAAAGTTGTTATCAATGTCCTGGTTTCCAAGGCCATTGGTCTTCACCGCGTCTTGAGTGTTCTTCGCTCTGCTTGTAGCCGCTAACCTATAGTTGATGTATGTAGCCATCGGGTTTCCCTGGAAACGTTACTTGCTTATTTATTTGAGATCAATGATGCAGCACCAGCACGTTCATGCTCTAACTGTATATATTCTTCTTCAGTTAGGGATGTCGCTTGACCTAATGCCTTTTCGCGTATATGCCTCAAAACCTTCCAGTCTGTAGAAGAAAGGAATTCTTTATATTTGGCATCTTCTTGCTCTGTCTTATATTTATCGATTATCGCAGATGGCATTGGTTTGATGCACAGCTCTGTAACATCAAAATAATGAGTTGGTTTCTCTTTGTTTATGGATCCATATTCTTCATCAGTAATCTGAACGACCTGTATTGATTCTGGTACGTTAGGTACATAATTAAGTATAGATGTTACACGAGAATTTTCTACACATACGTAATACATATCTTTAGCTCCAGAATGCTATCCAGTTTGCCGCAGGTCCAGATCTCTGTTCAGTGTTCTGTACCCAAACCCTTATCCTATCTCCATTCACTATTCCCCAAGTACAACGTAAAGAGTCATTCCCATCAACCCTACCTTCATAATGTATCACGGCTATGGATGGAAGGAACGCTACCAAGTTTGATATACTTTTTCCAGATGGGGGGAAGACGTCAAAGAAGTTATAAGCGTTGTCCCAATTACCTACGATATTAGAGAAGTTTTTCTGCCCGGTTTCATACACAGGATTTCCGTAGTCATCATATGTGTAAAGGTTTGAATACGGTTGGTTGATAGCATATTGTGTGTTTCCACTCGTTATGGTATAGTTGCTGCCAACCTTAGAATCAACATACGCTTTAGTTGCCGCATGTAGGTTTTGACTAGGAGCACCCGACAGAGTTAAAGGCCCTGTCATGGTATCGCCGGTCTTATTAACCTTAGCAGCGATATCGTTGATAACATTTTGTGCAAGTATCTGACTAGGATCGTCTACGTTACCAAATACCTTTATGCACGCGACAAGAGCAACGTTGCGTGGTCTTGATTTGTATGATAAAAGGGTTGCTCCACTCCATCTATATCCAATTTGTCCTCCATTTGCACCAATTTCTTCAGTGGTTATGGAACCAATTTCTTCTTTCGTATTAGCTTTATATGTCCAAAGAGAATCTGACCAAGCCGCATTTACTGCTCCCGCATCTCCTGGACCCATTATGTGTAGATGTGTCGTACCTTCTTGGTAAGACCCGAGAGCTCTACCACTATCTACTCCTCGACCTGCATCCCAACCACGAACAAACTCGCCTCGTAGGTCTGGAATTTTGAAGGTGTTTCCGGAACCTCCATAGCTATAACCGATTATGTCAAACAGCTTAGCATACGCGGTCTTATCAAGAGATCTGCCATCACATTGCACCCAACCATATGGTATGGTTGATACCGGATAGTACAGCACTGATCCAATTGGAGTACCACTATTTGCGATCAAGTCTTCATACTTATCATCGACGTATTTCTTTGTCGATGCATGCATGTTTTGTGTTGGTGCTGCATGCAAGGTTAAGAATCCAGTCATCGTAGAACCAGACTTCAACACAGCAGTGGTTGATATGTCTATGTTGGCTACCTTATCGTCGACATATTTTTTCGTAGAAGCATGCATGTCTTGAGCAGGCGCTGCGTGCAAGGTCAAGAAGCCGGACATGGTATCGCCAGCTTTATTGACCTTTCCTGCGATATCGTTGATGACGTTCTGCGCTAAGATTTGGTTCGGATCATCTACGTTGCCAAATACCTTGATGCACGCGACAAGAGCAACGTTACGCGGACGTACCATGAATGATATATTATCTCCCTTTCCACTCAATTCTGAGGTAGATGCTTGATAATATGTAGAGTTGCTAGCTACGTTTACTGTACCTAACGCTGAAGTTTGCGGGTTTGAGGGGGTACCAGCAGTCGGGCTTGTTGAGTTTCCTCCCGTATTATATCTCATTAGGCTTGCATCTCCAGTTTCTGGAGTTACATAGCCATCGATATTAGAACCAGTAACAGCTAATGTACCTAGAGGATACCTATCTTTCCATAGATACGTACCGTCAATCTTAGCTCCACTTCCTTGTGCATACTGATCGATCAGTATCCTTACTGCTGTGGCGGATTGACTAGTATTAAGTGCCCTACCGGTATCAACGCCTCGACCATTATCCCATCCACGAACAAACTCGCCTCGTAAGTCTGGTAACTTAAATGTATTCCCAGAGCCACCATACGTGTAGCCAATTATATCAAACAGTTTGGAATACGCTGTCTTATCAAGCGATCTACCATCACACTGCATCCATCCAAATGGTATGGTTGCAGACGGATAATATAGTATGGATCCAACCGGTGTACCGCTATTCGCCATCAAATCTTCATACTTGTCATCTACATACTTTTTGGTAGATGCATGTAAGTTTTGTGTAGGTGCACCGCTTAGAGTTAAAAATCCAGTCATCGTAGAACCGGCTTTCATTACCGCAGTAGCCGATACGTTGATGTTTGATACAGCATCATCGACGTATTTCTTTGTCGATGCATGCAGGTCTTGTGTCGGTGCTGCATGTAGAGTCAAGAAGCCGGCCATAGTATCACCGACTTTATTAACTTTTCCTGCAATATCAGTGATGACGTTCTGCGCTAGTATCTGTGTTGGATCATCTACTGTACCGAATACTTTGATGCACGCAATAAGAGCAACGTTACGCGGTCTGGAGTGATAGAAGTAACCAGGATCCTGTGATGCATGGTAGTAGTTGTTGTACCCTTCTAGTTGAAGAGAAGCGACTTGTGCATGTGCTATAGATCCTAATCCATCATATTTGTCCCATGTGATTTCTGGAAGTTGATACGGGGATCCACGCGATCTAATTTGTTGTGCTGTATCGGTAGCCAACCCTAGCACTCCATTACCGTCATCCGCCATCATCTGAGAACCGCGTTGGCTTGTACCAAATACCCTACCGGTATCAACTCCTCTTCCATGATCCCAACCACGGATGAACTCTCCACGAAGGTCGGGTAACTTAAAGTTGTTTCCTCCACCTCCATAGCTGTAACCTATGACTGAGAATAATGCAGGGTAAGCATTCTTATCTAGTGATCTTCCATCGCATTCCATCCAACCAACGGGTATGTTTTGTGCAGCGTGGTATACGATAGAACCAACAGGAGATCCGCCTCCAGAGATATTCGCAGCTATCTGGGTGTCGACGTATGCTTTTGTTGCAGCATGTAAGTTTTGAGTTGGTGCTCCTGACAGAGTTAATATACCTGTCATTGTGCTTCCAGCCTTCATCACAGCGGTAGATGATACGTCAATATTCGATACTTTATCATCGACGTATTTTTTAGTAGAAGCATGCAGGTCTTGTGTAGGTGCGGCGTGAAGGGTTAAGAACCCTGTCATGGTATCTCCAACCTTGTTAACCTTGCCTGCTACGTCGTTGATGACGTTCTGCGCTAAGATTTGGTTCGGATCATCTAACCCTCCGAATGCTCTGATACAAGGTACGAGAGCGACGTTGCGTGGGCGTGTTGCGCCGAATGAAAATCCGCTTGTTCCTAGTTCTAAAGGAACATTTGTTCCGTTAAACCAATGCAACATTACATTGGGATATAGATCACGAGTTACATAGTCTTGACCAGCTTCACCCACAAATTGTTTATCGACTATACCTGTCGTTCCTCCGGCATAGTTAGTTCTTCCTATGATGCCAGCAGTGTTGTGACTCCCATAATTAGGATCAGTTACGTTCAGGGTACCCTTTTGCCAAGAACCTAACACCCTGTTTTCGTCTACACCTCGACCATGATCCCAACCACGTATGAACTCTCCACGAAGGTCGGGTAACTTAAACGTATTACCTGAACCCCCGTACGTATAACCGACTATAGCAAATAGGCTTGCGTAAGTATTCTTGTCTAGTGATCTTCCATCACATTCCATCCAACCAAATGGGATAGTAGATGCTGGGTAATATACTATAGCGCCAACTGGTGTACCTCCGTTGTACTGTAACCAATTTTGCAGATCATCATCAACCTGTTTGATGGTTCTTGTAGTCGGTCCTGTAACCCCACTTATCTTTCCATCAACTTCTGTCTTATTATAAAAATTAGCGATAGCTCCACTCACCTTAGTGGTGACATATGCAGTGGTAGCGATACGTGTACTATTATCGTTTTGTGCTGGTGTAGGTGAAGCAGGAGTGCCAGTAAGCGATGGTGATTCGATCGGCGCTTTTGTGCCTAGAGCAGTGTTAACTGTTGTTGCTAACTCATCAACGACGTCATGGGTAAACTTGGTAGAAGCTACAGCGTTATCATTGCTCGATACAAGTGGGTTATCTTTAAGGGTCGGTGCTTCAAACTGAGGGTTCTCCAAGAACGCGATCGTCTTGTTTGTTGTTCCGGACCTAAACTTAAGAACGTTGTCTTGTGACCATAGATCGCCAGACTCGAGATCGTTAGCGATGCTTCCGTTAGGTATACGAAGAGATGCTGATGTAGATGAACCAGAAGTTACCAGCGTTAACTTACCAGTCATCGTATCGCCGTTGATATGAACTGCCCCAAGAGATGTCACCGCTGCAGAAGCAGTAGATGCTCCCGTGCCTCCGCGAGCGACAGCTAATACACCGGCGTTGATGTTGGTGGCGTCTCTATAGAATGAAGCAGCCTGTCCATTTAACTGTGAAGCACTACCTTGTAAATTACCATAGAACGTAGATGCTGTTAAGTTGCCATTAGAGTCACGTAACGTTATGGTATTTGCTGTTGCCTCTGTGCTTGGAAAGTATCCTCTAACTCGATTGGCGTTAAGGTTTGCTTCTTCAGCAGTAACAGCATTGAGTTTGATAGCGATCTGATTGGCTGTAAAGTTCTGTATATCAAGTTTATCAGTAAGAGCTGTGGCGAGATACTTAAAGTTATTATCAAGTTCTATGTTAGTTAGAGGTCTACCAAGCTCCTCACGATAGATGAGCGTGACTTCTAAGTCTTCGCCGATGACGTTACGATTTACAGAGAAACGTAGGAATGTTAATTCACTGGTTCCAACAGAAACGGCGCCAGTATTACTTGATAGTACCCAACCAGTATCAGCATGTACGCTACCTTGTTGAACGAAAACTATACACGATGCAGTCGCAGTAGTATTATACGCCATGTCAGCAGCTCGAGTGAGCTGCGTGGAATTAGTAACTACATATATGCCGTTTTGCGCAGGGTTTGTCTGATCTTTAACTAATACCCTATCACCGTTATACAGCAAACCATTGTCGATCGCAGCAGAGTTGTTAATGAACGATAAGACAACGTTTCCACCGGTGCCACTCGAAACTGATAAGTTCGATACGGTAGCTATCTTTACTGGGTCTAAGATTGCTGTCATCTATGTGCCTTTAATATGACGTTTAACATTTGCTTGATCTCATCCAAGTCACTCTTCAGAGACTCTATCTCTTTCTTTTGCTCTTCGATCATCTTATTTTGTCGAAGAGTTGCCTCTTTCTTCCTCCTATAGTTTTCGTAATCAATGTCATCAGTACGCACTATTGCCCCCGATGACATGTCACGAACTAAGGAGTTGTTTCCTTCTACCTTTAGGTAACTACTATTTATGCTGCGCATGCGATCACCCTAAAGTCCTTGATGCGAGGAACCTTAGCGATGTTCGTTGATCTCATGGCAATCTTTACGATGACGCTTGTGAACGGAGCCAAACCTTCGACGTCAAAAGAAAGATCAACAAACTGAGTTTCGGATTTGGTGTATCCAGCTGAAGGTGCTGCCCTTTGGTAGCCAATGTTTGTCAACTCTCCATCTACTGATTGACCTACCTTATAATATACCTCAACGTCAGCCGCGTTAGGTATCTTTGCTGCCATCATGATACGAAGCATCTCAGAAGGACGTGAGAAGTTAATCTTCTTGGTGACGTAAGTCGAAGTTACGGAGCCGTTAAGAGTAGCTACCTCGCTGTTATAGTGCGATAGCCAATCTAAATCGACAGTCTGCCCAACTGCAGTTGGCCTTATCTCGACCTCAGTCAAATCTTCAGTGGTGAACTTTATTATACGCGTGTTTATCCCATTGTTACTTTCTACGTGTGATGTCAACACATAGTATACCAAAGTAGAAGCAGTGTAGTCTCCTCCACCAGTATAAGAGAACCTAACAGTATTTCCTGGTTGTAACTCAGATAGGTTATTAAACAACGCCAACTTTTGGTCTGGTTGATCTCCAGTTAACCCAGTGATGTTATCATTGATGGTGATAGTGTCACCGAGAACGTTGTTAGGATCACCAGTCTTGTTGATGATCACGATACGATCCGTAGCACTGTTTCCGGTCGTTACTAGTATTGTCCTGTCATTCGCTAAGTTTATCGTATCGAGCGCTTCATCGTTAACAGTATTCCATCTCGGAGAATCAACTTTATTGTTTACCATCGTGATTGACATGCGACCGGTATCAAGTATCGGAGATAAGTTCTTATTCGTCGTAGACATGTACGCTGATACCTTGACATCAGTCTGTACTTGATTAGAAGTAAATCTTAAAACCTGTGCAGATTCAAAGTCGTAGTTTTCTTTATTAACTATATCTGTAACAACAGTTTCAGGGTCGTCATGGTTTATCGTGTTTAACTTAAAGTTCAAGTTGGTACCAGTTAACGCTGTATTTGTAGCATCGACCATAGCTGTCGTAAATTCATAGTTTTCGGTGGCATATACGTATGCACCGCCGATGTTTCCTGTAGCACTAGCAACTATGTTTGTTGGGGTGATTATTTGGATTATGTATGCATCCTCTTCAGCACTTATGATCTGATGAGATTTTCCTATCTGAGATTGGCTTCCAAAAAAATCTGTAGCTGACCATGCATCGATAGAGGTGACATGCTGACGAGTTGCTAAAGTCACACTTTCTCCGACCTTAAATCCATGGTTCCTGTGTACTACTCTGATCTTATTGCTTCCAGCTTTTAGGTATAATGGGTTATAACCTAAATTTGCCATCGATAGTTTGGGAGGAACGAAGTCAACCCTATATTGAACACCAGTACTAAACTGGGCTTTATACAGGGTGAATTGCAAGTCTTCCATCTGAGACGCAGTCCATGTAGAAGCGTTCTGAGACTTGAAGAATACGCCGTTGTATGGTTGTGAAGAGATTGTCGCGCCCGAATAATCCTTTGCTCCAGTCTCTGCGATATATACACGATAAGCAGCAGAATCTGATAATATTACCAGAGCGTACTCGACGCCTTCTTGTACGTATACCGGGGACTGGAACTTAAAGTTTGTCTTAACGCTACCGTCTCCAGAAGTATATACTTCTGCTGGCCTTTTTTCTACACGAGAGAACGGTAATACCTTTTGACCTGGATAACCGTTGACGACTTCACGAACTTCTATACGGACAGGAACGTTGCTGTCCGTAGATGAGAAGAACAGATCCACTGATGATAAGAACGCTCCTCCTTCTTCTTGCACCAAGAATGTCTGAGCAAGAGGATCGAACCAACCCGTATCACGAGTCAACCTATCGGTAGTTTGGATGATACGGTTCTGTTCAGGATCCAACTGTTCAACCGCAAGTTGAGCGGTACGTGTAGAGATGATAGTACGTTGCTTGATCTCAAGTAAACCGTTAGCTTCATAGATGGCTGTGGCATCAGTATTTCCACGTGTCTTAGGATCTGCCGCATCAGTAAACATCAACTCACGTGTGCCTGTCCTAAACCTATCGATCGGGTTGTTGGGGATACGGAATAATCCATGAAGTTGACCAGTATATGAAGTCCTTATCGTGGTAGCAGAGTTGTAATCAGTAGGAGCGACAACGAATGTCACCCTTGGTTTCTGGCTATTATTTCCTGGGGTGTCAGTATATTCCCCTTCAAGCACATCTCCTGCGAGGAAGGGGGCGCTTCTGGTTCCACTCTTGATGTTTAGCAGATGCAGGTATATGTGAGTCGTAGTTGCATTGATCTTGTGAGTTTCTTGCCCAACAACTATAGCTGAAGCTCCACCTGCTGTTATGTTCTTGATCACCTCTCCGTGGTTAAAGGCAACCTCAACCGTGGTGTTGATTACGTTAGGTATCCTTACCTTATATGCAATATCTGAAGCATTTGCTCCGGTATAAGCAGTATCTAACACAATATGAGTATTATCTGTTACGGTAGCAATCTTATATTCTTTTCCACCAATATCGATAAAGTCTCCAGTCTTAAACTCACTAGTAAAACCTGCATCTAAAGCTCCAGTAACTGTAGTACTTCCATTTGTAACAGTTATAGTTGATTGACCATAAGCTGGCATCTCTGCAAGCCTTTCAGCGTTCGATACGGCTGAACCGCAGTTACGCGTTGTATCAAACGTTGTGCCTCTGCCAGAAACTGCTTCTACTCGTATGATATATGCGCGTTCGATATACTTGTTTACGTTGATACCGTCAAAGAAACCATTGACATCTGTAGATGGTTTTAACCCGTTAACATTAAACAGTACTGCTCTCGGCCTGATATATGGTACGATTTGTGTTTCTACTACCTTATCATCTACGACCCTGGAGTCGACACGATCTTCGATGAACGTACGTTTACCGGTCCTTGAAGACACAACTTCAACAGCATCAGTCTCAATCGTAAGGACTCGTGAACCAGCAGCTGCGTTAGCTTGGTTACCTCCAAGACGACCATCTGTTACGCCGATAGCGTTAAGTTCTTCTGTAGTAAACGTTGACCTAGATCTCCAGAAAGTTCCAGCACCTGCGAAACCGTTTGCCGCGTTGATGATAGCTGTATCAATGTTAGCAAACCTGTTGCCTTGATTTTCAGAAGATATGGTTTGCAACCTTGATCCAGTCGTGACAGGCTGACCTTGGAATATAACCTGCCATGCATTCCACACAGTTCCAAGTACACCATCAGCTTCAGCTTTAGCTACGACCGCATTGTATTGCCCTTCATCATTGATGACGATATCTGGTCGACGTCCTGTGGAGAACCATGTATCACTCCACGGGTTCAAGTTCATTATACCTTTGAACGTAAAGATGTCGTAAGGGTTCACACTCTCGGTCTTGCTTCTCCTCATTTGAGAGATCATGGAAACTTCTGGATTAGTACCATCAAGAGGCAACGTTATGATGTCGCCTTGTACCTTATATGTTGTGCCGCCGCCACGCAACTCAAGCAGTTCTACTTGACGTTGAACAAAGAATGGGCGCAGTTCTTGGTTCTTAGAATCAATAGATGCGTTCCATTCTGGAGAAGCAGAGTTACCTATACCCTGACCATTAAATGAATCTACTAAGAAACCATTTTGGTAACGTTCGAACCCTCCAGAGTCAACTATGCGCAACCCATTAGTATCGGCTTCTAATAGGGATAGAGCAGTATAGTACTCTAGATCCTTAATCCTATTCTCTAGCTTACCGATATCCCTCATCGTATAACGCTTGTTCTCGACACGAGTTATCTTAAGTCCGTTTGAAGGTTCGAACGTATAAGGTTCAACCTGAACTACCGCTAGCTTCATGGAATCTGTCGGTAAACTTGGTTCGACAGGGTTGGTAGAAGGCACACCGTATGTTACTACGAATTTTCCTGAAGAGTTTAGAGATATGTTGTCGGTTCTTCCTAGATATTTCCTATAATTTATAGTTGCGTTGCGACCAAACTTGGGCAATGACCTAGCGTATAACTCTCCGCTGCTATCTGTGGCGTATGGCCTAAAGTCTAAGCTATCCCTAAGTTCATAGTTTTTATAGGGAGCAATCGATTCATACGTCATGTTTGAATTTGCATGAGTATATGAGTTTACTGAGAAGAACCTACCTATAGCATCTCCACCTATATTTGGAGCAATATATTCATACCTAACTTGTATGTCAAATGGAGGGGTTACAGCATTGGGGGCTAGTACCAGTTTTCCAGCTGATATATGTGTTTCAGCTTGTCCATTATCGAAGATGAACCTATTCGTGATATCTACAGTATATGTCGTAGCTGACTCTGTAGCTTTCATCATGACAGAAACTAATCGATTTACATAACCTTTTTGTAGTGTATACGTCTTCCTAGGTATCACATAAGCTACATTATTGTTGTTTGCTCCTCTATAATTGTTAGAGAGCGTTAATTTAGTATTATCCGCTCCGTTTGCGCCCCAACCACCAACATAGAGTACTGTATAGGAAGCTCCACCGATCGTGATCGGATCTCCTGGAACAAATTCAGATGTAAATGTCGTGTTAATACCTGTGACGTTTGCTGATCCGTTAGTTACAGACACTCTACCTGTGACCTTAAACGTTTCTATAGCATCAGAAGGTATGGTAAGAGGAGTACTTGCATTAGTAGCATCCACAGTGAGCGTACCGATTACAGAATAACTTGAAGAACCCTCGAGTTGTTCTAGTTTTAAGGCTCCTGAAACTATCGACAACTTTATCTGTCCAGGTCCGGACCCAATCTGTTTGTACTCACCGTTGTTGGATTTGATGATGGTATAATTTCCTATACCACTTACTGATTCCCATTGAGTACCAGATGGAGCGTTGATGGTGACGATAGTTTGGTTGGTCGTAGTAGTTATCGAGGTTTGGTAGACTACCGTAAATGTAGCATCTGTTATCTCACTGATGGCAAAGTCTGGTAGAGGGTATATCGATGAAAAGTTTGAAGGATCTACCAAAGTGGTAGAGTTATCTTGTTGGATGAAGTTACATCTGAACGCGTTATCAAGAGTCGTGATCGTGTATATAGATTTAACTTGGCTGAAGTCTGTTCCAGGCCTCATGTTGATGTCAAATAAGAATACTTTATACTGATCGTTTTCATATCCTCCAACAACATCAGAATGTAAGTCGATGCCTCTCACCCTGGCCGTTCCTATCACCGTACCAGCTCCGGCCGAAGCCCATGTTGTACTGTTTAAGTTTACACGTGTAAATTTAGTTAGATCGGGAGAATGCTTTAGATTAGTTGCTATAGCATAAGAGCCCATCGATAAATCGATCGACGTTTCTAACTCATTAGATATGGAAGATGTTATAGCTGTCAGCGAACCGCTTTCTACCCCAAGGTATGCGCATAAAGCATTACTGCCGGCCGGGACGTTACGTGACTTGAATGCAGGTACGTATTCAGTCGTAATCTTTTCGATCTCATACCCTCTGACATACGCTTTGCTGGGCTCGATAGCGTACATGATCATCGACGATAGACGCTTATGATCATTTATGGTAAAATCTTGTATCGTGTAACTGTTTTCACCTAGGATATACTCATTATCATCTCCACCCAAGAATTGGTTCACACCGTTGTTGAATATGGGAAGCTTTACATATTCCCACAGTAGAGGGTTGGCTTGAGTACCGTCTTGTATGACTGCTAAGGCAGGACTAAAAGTAGGTTGATTAGATAGAGAGATACCGTCGTTCGTACAAACATAATAGTCGATGTTTACACCGTTTGTCACGATCTGTATGATATCGCCTTGAACGTAAGCTGTTGCAGGAGACCAATTGCCTCTGTAGTTTGACCTGTACTCTCTAGGTTTGATAGGAAAAGGTTTAAGCGTATAGTCGCCAGACTCGTCGTACGTACGACGTGCTAGAGTCTTCTCTAACTCAGCGTATTCGGTCCTATCAAGCTTGAATATAACGTTACCGTTGTTTAAGCGAAGAAGGTCTATGAAGTCTTCGTCAGCTGCAGAGTTCAACGCCAACTTAGTTAGCGTCAAGTCGATATAATACCTTGCTGCACCCGGCGCTGAATAGTTTGGAGATCCTAAAGCGTTGTCGAGTAATGATTCATCTTCTTCAGGATAGATCGTATCTTCAACAAACTTCAACCCTATCCTATAGGAAGGCTTGTTGTTGTACTTATCAAGTATGATAGTACTTTCTGATACTAGCACAAAATGACCGCGGATGTAATAAACTCCGCGTGACACCGATGCCGTCGATGCAGCTTGTACTGGCCAACCAGTGATTTGATCCTCAGGAGCTACCTCGATGTTAAAGGGAAGAGATGTACCGTCAAGTAAGAATAGGTTATCTTCAGGTAAAAACTCAGAGATAGATTCGCCAGTTGTTAAGTTGATTCCAGCAGAGATGAACTTGACAAAGATTGTGGGAGGATCGTTGCCTTCAGCTACAGATGAGGCTACTACTTTGGCTATAACTCCAGCGTTTAGATTATTTTGTTGACTTGGAATCCTGTTTGTGATAAGCTGTCCATCGATACGATCAAATATAACCGAGAAGTTTACGTTAGCATCGTTTAACAGCTTAACAGATCTCACGTTTAGGTCGTATGAAACCTGACCAGGGATGACCATCGCACCTTCCTTGAAGATGTGGTCTCCATGACGTTTGATCTGCTCTTGAAGGATCGTCTGAAGTTGTGTTAACTCCCTTGCTTGTACTGCGGTACCAGGCCTAAAGAGTATGCGATAGAACTTCTTGTCTTCATCGTAATCATCATAGAATGGTTCAGTGTTGAAATCTATTGCCATGTTTCTCTCTTAGAATTTAATTAGAGTTGAAAGTACTACCGCTTGTTCTGCAGACTCAACGAACTTTGCTTTATTCTGAAGGAATATCATCTCTCCAGAGTATTTATTGATCGATGGATAAGTTGAAGAAGATACGCTAAACAGTTTCTGCGTATTCCCATCTAGTATGTATACGCTAGCACCTGGATTTATGGTGCTAGATGTGTTGATCGGCTGTAGCAGTATCAAGTAGCTACCGTTAGATTCAATGGCTTCAACCACGAGATATTTATTAGCCTCGCTGCCAAGATACATGTATTGATCGACCTGTGGATCGCTATCTAAATCGATAACGTTAAATGCAGCAGTGTTCAACGCGTTGATGTTACCTCTTATCAAGAAGCACGTGCTGCCCGTGACGTTCTTATATGTTTCGTCTACGCCGTACCTCTTGAAGTTCTTTATGATGCTTACCTGTCTATACGGTGCAGTTAAAGTCACCTCGTTGTATAACTTCTCGTTGATAAGGCGAGAAGTCATCATGATAGTATTAGCATAAAGCTCTTCGATGGCGTCTTTACCATGACCTCCTTTGGGAGCGATGATAGCTTTTATAGATGCTCCAGTTCCGCCTTGTCCGTCTATAACAACGTTTGCGTACCTATAGTTTTTTCCTGGATTCTTTACGTTGACTCCAACTATCAACCCGTTCCTTATAACAGGTAACAACTCGCATCCTGTTCCATCACCTACTACAGTCAACTTAGTGTTTGGGTTATATCCACCGGTCCCACCGTTTAACACTCTGCATGCGTTGATAGCGCCATCAACTGCTGATAGCTCTACGTCAGACTGCTTACTCTCGATGTCGCCGATGCCAAAGTCTAACTGTATAGCAGCGTTTGAATAACCAGTTCTTATCGTGGAAGATAGCGCTTGCTGTGTCCTTTGGTTTGAAACGTACGTCGTTATCTTGGATTCAACTATAGCTGATGCGTATGTATATCCTAAACCTTCATTTATAACCTTTATGGCGTCCATCTCTCCTGAAACGTTGATGATGGGCCTAAGTATAGCATCATTCCTTTGTTCTGTTATATTTAAGTCTAAGACACAACCTCCTGCCTTCAAGAATTGACTGGTAGCATTATTGGGCTTGCTCTCGTCATCCCAATAAACAGGAGAGGTGTATCCATTACCTTCTTCTATCACATCGACAGTGTCGAGAAACCATTTTTGTGTGGTAGAGTTGTATGACCAATTAAATTTAACAGTTGGCAAGTTTCCGCCACTAACTTGAGGTTGGGGAAAAGTTATGAGATCCCCACTAGGTTTGGCATTAAACACTCCTCCATCTATAACATCTATCGATTTGATAGAGTATGGATTGGAGGGGTTTATCCCGTCTCCACTTATCTTTATGATAGTGTATGTATCAAGTTCATACTTCTCTTTAACTGTTAAACCAACACCTGTGGATGTGCCCTTTATCTTCAACTTTGGAAGAACGTTTTCAGTATAACCTGCGCCTTTATCAAATACGATTATCCTTTCAACCGTCCCTGAACCATTGACTATAGCTTCAAACTGAGGTACTGCTGGATCTCCTTCTGTTATACCACCAGGAGG